CGACAAACCGCGAGGACGGTCATGCGGACTCCCTTCGCGGGTCAGCATCGTGTGGTGCTTGCTTTCGCTGGTGCTCACAGATGGGGCATTCGTCCGTCCCGTGATCCGTGCCGATGTCGCATCGACAGTCCTGCGGAGCCATCTCCTCGTTCGGCCAGCAGTGGTGCAGGTCGCCCGTCATTCCGTCCCCGAATCTGATGATGCTGCGACCAGCGGTTCGAAGTTCGGGACCAACTCGTCCTCCTCGTCGCTCCACACGGTGCAGTTTCCGCAGTAGTGCTTCTCGCCCCCGTCGCGAGATCCGACCGTCAGCCAGTCCTGGTCGTCGAGATAATCGCCAGCCTGTCCGGCATCGGCCATTGCGGTGAAGTCGCCGTAGTCAGCTTTCGCCCCGCAGCGGTCGCAGACGGCGAAGTAGTACGGTTCGCTCTTGATGCTCATTTCTCGGTCCCTTCTGGAACTGAATGGATGGATATGGGGCCACGGTTGCGGAGCAACCACGGCTGAATCGAGTCGAGTGTGTAGAAGGCGGGGCCGTTCTCGACGAGCGAGCACCAATAGGAGCAATGCCGAGCAGCAGGGCGGTATGGCGGGCGCTTCGGGAGCGGGCGACCGCATAGGCAGTCACCAACGCCCACTGCAGGCGTTTCGATGTCGAACAGCGCGATGCTCATAGTGGGTAGAACCCGATCTCGCGGTTGAACGGCTTGCGCTCGTTCGCCGCAGTCCATGTCGGCATCGTCGCTGCCATCGCGTCCTCTCCGATGTGGATGCTGATCGCGGGGTCCTGGAAGATGTGAAACGTTGCCGGATCTTTCGAGCTCGCCAGGTCAACGCGGTACGCCTCGAGTAGCGCAACTTCTTCTTCGGTGAAGTCAGCGCCGACGATCTCCGCGAACCGCTTCACGGTCAGATTGCCCAGCTTGAGGATCACGATTCCGGCCCCAAACTGGAAGATGCAGGGATTCCAAAGTTCGGGAACTCGCGGCGGAACTCCTCGGCCTCGGCTTCCTGCTCGGCTGCGAACTTGACGCACTTGCACCGGCCATCGCCACACCGGGTCTCGCCGTACACGCTTCCTACTTGCCCGGAATCGTTCGAGCTGGTGCACGCGTGACGGTGGTAGGTAGCCTTCGGACAGCGCTTACAACCGCAGGACGGGCACAGCACGAAACCCTGGGACTCCGGCCAACATATCCGACAATCACACTTCGGGGTGGGCTTCGAGAAGAAAGCGCGAAGCATGGCGTCCTTGTTCATTCCGGGTCCTCTCGACGGATATTGCGACATAGTGCAATGGTCATCAGATCGGCCGCGTCCAGAAGTCCTCATCCGTTTCCGGGGCGGGTTCCATGCCGGCGCTGTCGGTCGGGAATGCTTTGACCATCGCGGCGAAGTTGACGAACTGCGGCACGTCCTTGTAGTTGCGGTGGACGAGCGAAGCGACGGGCTTGGCGAGGTCGGGCGAGACGGTCAAGGCGACGATCTTGGCCTTCATGCATCGGAACCCGCGGGTTCCGATGACGGCCTCGCCGTAGCCCTCCACGACGCCGGACACGAGACCATCGCCGTGGTAGTCATCCGATCCGTCGTAGTAGGCGTAGAAGCCGTGCTCGCATGTCGTGAGCGGGTGGTCTTTCTTGAGCTTCAACTTGGAGTCGGTCGGCGTGCCCACTGGCGCGACGGATACGCTTCCGTTCGGAACGGGGATTGAGATCGTTCCGCTCGACGACATGAACATCTGCTGGGCGAGCGAATGCGAGATCCGCTGGTTGTCGTAGGTGATGTAGTCGCCTGTTGCGTTGTCCTGGCCCACGATGTCTCGCTGGCTGTACTGACGAACCTGATAGGAAGCCCCGACGGGGTAGAAGTCATTGCTCGACTTGCGACATTCGGCAATGTTCTCGCCGGGCTTCCATATCTGGGGATAGTGGATTCCGGTGAGGCGTCCGAGCTTGTCGACCTTGAACGACCGTGCGCCAGTTACGACGCCGGCCGCGAAGGCGATCAGGCCGAACTCCTTCTCTTTGCTTGAGCCTGTCGAACCGACGCTCACGGCCATCAGGCGGGCACCGGCTCGGCCGGTACCGTCTGGGGTTCCGGGACGGAGAGCGGAGCCTCGACGGGCTCGAGCTCAATGTGCTTGAGGGGCTTGCCGATGTCACCCATGACGGGTTCCTTTCGTGGTGGTAGGGACAGAACTTGACAGTGTTGTGACGGCTAGTCGGCCGCTGGAAAACGTGCGTAGATCTCGGCGGCGCGGCTCTTCACCTGTCCGCGTGCGCGGACCTCGAGGCCGTACCGGGTCTTCAGGTGTCCGGCGATCCCGACCGAGGCGTCCTGTGCGACGAGCGCCCACTGTCCGGGCTTCTGCCGCAGCTCTGCAACCACGTCGGGCCAACGTGTGCGCCCGTCGCCGTCTTTGGCGGGCGGATTACCCTCGATGAACTTGATTGACACGATTACTCTTTTCTATGCGTTTGTATGATCTATCTGCACATTCAGGCATGTTGGGATAGCTCGTCCCAGCGTTTCCGTTGGTCGTAGTCCCACCGCACCGTCGACCACGGCCTGTCCCCGTAGCGGGTGACAATGCCGTAGTCGTGAAGGCCACCCATGTCGGCTGCCATACGGTCGATGGTGGTGTCGCCGTGTGCAGCCAGTTCCGCGAGCGTCGCCGTGTGATGTTCGATCAAGTAAGCGATAACCGGATCGGATCTGTGCGCGTCAACCCACGCGGCTGTGGTGTCGGTCACTTGAGAGCGCCGAGACGTGCCGCTAACAGTTCAGCCATGTCGTCGTTCTCGGGCATGTAGGGGGTGCCGGCGAGTGCGTCGATCGCAGCCATGGCCCGGTCGTAGTCAGTCGTCGTCGGTTGGGTAGAGGTAGCCATGGTCTTCTCCGATGTCGAATAGGCCGAGCGGGTCGAGTAGGCGCATGAATGCCCAGTAGATGGCTTCACGAATCCGGTTCATGCGTCGTCGCTGCGGTCGTGGGGGTTGTGTGCGATAGAGTCGTGGAGGTCGCCGCCACGGTCTGCGTCGGCTTCGATGAGGGTGAGTGGGCCGGATTCGAGGCATTCGTCGCACACCCATTGGTAGAGACGCTGCGACTCAACGAACGCGGTCATCGGAGGTTCCCGGTTAGTGCGTGCATCACGTCGCCCCGGTTGATGACGGCGGTGAGTGTGAGCTCGGATGAGAGTTCGTTGCGGAGTCCGACGATCTGGGTGTCGGTGAGTTCGGGCCAGTCGAAGAAGTGTGTGTTGCGGCGGTATGCCTCGCACATGTCTTCGTCGGCCATTGCGCCGCGCTGGTAGAGGGACACGATGTGCTGTTTGGCGATCTGCCGTGTTTCGCCTTGGGGTCCGCGTGCGAGTGTGACCGCATGCACGAACAGGGCATCATCGGTGAGCGTCATCTGGACTCCTTGGGGTATGTGAAATGCCCCGGCAGGGACTGGAATCTACCTGCCGGGGCCTGCGGGTAGTTGCGCTCCCCGCATCGTGCTCGAGCAGGGAGTCGAACCCCACCTACGACCATCCGAGCAACCGGTCCTACTTACTTCTGCTCCCCGTGTGCGCGGATCAGCAGAGCGTGTGACGTCGACCCCTCGCACGTAATGGGGTGACGCCGTAGACCAAAGATTGTGAGCCCACACCAAGCGGTCTCATTCGCCCAACGGGACATACCGTCAGGACTCACCACCAAACCGTGGCATCAGGCCGCAACTCGGGTCATGGGGGATTCCCTCTACCTGCCGTACATCCCCGAAACATCCGAGGAGACGTCCCTCCCGCTGCGGCCAGTACATCGGCGCGCATCCTCAAGGGTCCGAGCAGCTGTGAAGTTGTAAACCCGACACCACGGGTGTCGGAAGATTTAGCGGCGCTTCTTCCAGGGGTGAACGAACGCCAAATAGACGCACACGAACACGACGATCACGCCGAACCAACCGATCGCATTCATCGGCGAACCTTCAGATTGAAAGAAAGACCGACAAGAGCCGCGACACACAGCGCGACAAGAACCGCACCGATCCACGGCAGTTCGAACGGGGCAGAAGGGCGCATGATCATGAACGCCACAAACGTTCCGACGCCCGCGATCAGTTGCGCGACAAAACGAACCGCCGCGCTCACGATGCACGCCCAGACGGAGCGAGGAGGGCTTCGACGTCGGCGCGGTTGAATCGACGCTGATTCCCGGGGGTCCGAACGGCGGTGAGCTTTTCGGCCTTGTCCCAACCGCGGACGGTGGCTACTGTGACACCGAAAGCCTTGGCGACTTCGCTGATCGTCAGCAGAGCCGGGTAGGTATCCCTATCTGTCATGGGTGTAACTATGAAGCAAGCCTCCGACAAATGTCAATAGGCATTCCTATCCGCCCCCCAGTATTGACAGGTATGGGTACGGATAACTAGGTTTTAGCTATGTCTATCAACCCGGTCGTCCCGTTGCGATTGCGCGTACCCGAATGGACGTTCGCAGAACGGCTCCGCAAGGCGCGACGTGACCTCAAACTCACCCAAGCTCACATGTCCGCCCAACTCGACGTGAAGCCGTCCACCTACGAGGCATGGGAGACCGGACGCAACACGCCCGACGTTGCAACGCTGGCCCCGAAGCTCGAGGAGATCACCGGCATCAGCCGACTCTGGTTCATCGGTTGGGCCGGCGACGCACCCACTGGCGGGGGAAACTCCCAGGATCAAATACGTTCCGGTGTCTTGCGTTCGCAAGGAAACGTCACCAGCATTACTCGCGTCCTCGCCAACGCGGCCTAACAGGTAGACCCACAAATGGGGGTACTAATCCGGCTCCCAGTCGGCCAAAACGCGGACACACAATCTGTCCCCCAAGGTCTAGGTTTCGACCTGACCGAAGGAACAGCGTTGATCCCCGCCTACGCCGCCGCCCTCAGCAGACGACGGCTCTCCCCAAACACCGTGAAGCTCAGAACCTTCTACATCACGAAAGTCCAAGACCTTTACGGTGATCTGACGCGGGTCACGTTCGACCAACTCGAAGCGTATGTGTTCGCTAACAAGGCGTGGTCGGAGAACACGCAACAGTCGGCGGTTGCGTCGATTCGGTCGTTCTATCAGTGGGCGTATGTGAACGGGTTGATTGAGAAGAACCCCGCCGATGACCTATCCAGGATCCGTGTGCATCGTCGCCCCTCACGGATCGCCACAGATGCTGCCATTCGCGCCGGCCTCGAGGTTGCCACGGTTGAGGAGCAAGCAATGATCCTCCTCGGTGCCGAGTGCGGGTTGCGGGTGTCTGAGATTGCTGGGCTGCATCGTGATAACCGGGATGGGGAGTGGATCACTGTCATTGGTAAGGGAAACAAACAGAGGTCGGTGTTCTGTTCACCCGAGCTCGGAGCACTACTGGACACCATCGAGCGGACGTCGATCAGGTGGGGGTACTACTTCCCTGGCAGGTCTGGTGGTCACGCGCACCCGTCGATGGTGTGGCGGCATATCACGAACCTGATTCACACGAACCCGCACGCGCTCCGGCACCGTGCTGGCACAACCGTATGGCGTGAGACCGGCCATGACCTGCGGACCACGCAAGAGTTCCTAGGTCATTCACGCCCGGAGACGACGGCGATTTATGTGCATGTGGAGCGGGAGGATTTGAGGAAGGCGGGTGCAGCAGCACGGATGGCTGCATAGAGAGAAGTTCACCACCCCAACGAAAGAAGCGCCCCGCACCTGAGTTATCTCGGTGCGGGGCGCTTTGTGTTTCAGTCTGATTCGGGTTGGTCACATGTGCAGTGGTCGCAGTTCTGGTCGTGGCCGCAGTTACGGCCGGAGCAGGGATGCCTGCACGCGCACACGGTTACTGGCAGCTCTCACAAATTGTCTCGTCAGCGGGGTCTACCGGAACCTCGTACTGTTCCCGGTCGCTCATTCGTTGATTCCAGCGTTCGGGTCAACGATGCCGGTGTCCTTGCCGACGACAAGTGTGGTCGTGGCGGCGTAGGTGGGGATCAGTGAGGATCCGAGGAGCCACTTCTCGAGCACAGGGAACCTTGCACCGAGTTTGCGGGCGACCCAGTAGTAGCCGGCGATGACAAGTGCGGTGAGTGCGAGGCTGATCGCGGCGGACACATCAGTGCCGACCGTGTTGGAGAGCCAGTGGAGTGCGTCGCCGACTGCGGGGATGCGTCCGATGAGCCAGGTGATTGCGACACCGTAGAGGGCGGGGACGAGGGTGCGGATGAGTGCTGCGATGCGGTCACTGATGGTCACGGGTTGCTCCTAGTTGTGGCTATTGATGAGATAAGAGACGAGTTGTGCTGCGCCGGCCCCGATGACCCCTGCTGCACCGATCCAGATCCACAGATACTTTTCGATGGCGCGGATGCGTACTTCGTGGTCTTTGACCTGGGAGGGGATGCCGGTGAGTTTGACTACTTCGGTGTAGATGGTCGTGAGGGTGATGCGGGCGACCGGTTCTTCGTTGTCGTCGGTCATGGTCACTTCCACGTCGTCGTGAACTGCGTCGGGATAGTGGGAATTTTTCCGATGAGGTTGGCGCTGAGGTCCTGGATTGCAGCAACCACGTCAGCGTTGCTTCCGCCACCCCCCGTGCCAGGTGTGTAGACGTTCTGTTTGGCGACCGCGAGTGCTTGGTCCAGGTCAGCATCCGATACAACGGTCGGGCCGAGCTGGGCGCTACCGGCTGGCGCGGCAAGTGCAGCGAACCCACGCGCAACGGCAATGTCGGAGACGACAAGGGCACCGCCGGGCAAGAACGGTGACACGAGAACGTAGCGAGCCTTCGCCCCGGTTACACCGTTGGACAGGTACTTGAACATGGGGGTTTCCTCCTGGCTGCTGCTGTCAAGTGAGGTCGTGGAGACGTCGGCGGGGGTGAGTGCATTGCCCCATTCCCAGTGATGCGGATCCCAACTGAACGGGTGATGAAAACCATGCTTCGACATGATCTGCGCAATCACCGCAAGGGTCGCGTTGGAATACACGTCGACAGCTCGCCCGAACCCGTGGCTCGAGTGGCCGACCGGGGCGAGCAGTTTCACCATCGCGGGGTTGATGTTGTGCGCTGCCGGATGAAGATGTTCATCCTCTTGTGTCGCCAAAGACCGGTAACCACCATCGGGCAGGATCAACGTGAACGTGTGGCCGTATTGCCGAAACTCGTCACTCGCAGCCCTGAGGTCGGGGAGTATTGCGACAGAAACGGTGACGCCTTGGAATGTGCCCAAATGTTCCGGGGCAACGTCACCGTTCGTGTCAACCATGGTTTAGTTGTTGTTGAGGCCGTACACGCGGATGGTGCCGGTGATGTTGCCGGTACCAGGGGTGAAGGTGAATCCGTCGTAAGCGGATGCGGTCTGGTGGCCGAGCGCACCACTGTAGAGACCGGAAGCAGTCGTCATCGGGTTCGGGATGATCGAGTTGCGGATGAGTGCGGTGGTGGCGACGGCGAGTGCGGGGTTGTAGATGAGAATGTCGCCGGAGTGGCGTGCCCCGGTGATGCCGATTGCGCCCGAGCCGATCCAGTTGGCGGCCGAGAGCGATTGTGCTGCTGCTGCGGTGGCGTTGACTGCGGTGGATCGTTGCGAATCGTACCCCGTGCTTGAGTCGGTGCCAGATGCTCGGAGGGTGACGTTGAGCGCCGCAGCACCGGACGTGGTGAAGTCGAACACGATCTGGTAGCGGTCGTAGCTGCTGGTGAAGCACCCATTGACCGAAACTGCGGTCGCTGCGGTGAACGTAACGACACCGTTCGACCCAACCGAGACACCCGATCCGGCAACACTCGTCGGGACGATCCCGGTTGTGCCCTGAGCATTAGCTCGAGTGATCACGAGGTTGGTGAGAGTAGCGGTGATTTTGCCGCCAACAGTGACGAGACTGATTGCCATTCGGGCGCTCCAAAAGACCCGCAACAGGCGGGGTTACTGCCGGCGAACCGGTGGTTTAGAATCCACCCATGACGCAACCGACCCAGATTCCGGCAGGATGGCACCAGAACGCTGACGGGGTTGACCAGTGGTGGGATGGTTACCAATGGGGAAAGCTGCGCCCACCGCAGAACACGTTGGGTGGAATCGGATTCACGATCGGTTTGGTGACGTTCGCACTAAACCTGATCCCCTATTTCGTGTATCTGGTTCTCGTGTTCTCGCTCGCCGGTGTGATCATCGGAGTGATCGGCGTCGCAATGAAACCGCCCCGCACCCTCGGACTCGTCGGCATCGGACTTGCGGTCGCCGGAATCGTCGTCGGGTTCGCTATCACCAACTGGGTACGCTCGTATTCTTAGAAGGCGTACAACGAATCAGTCGCAACCTCGATAGTGCTTGAGGTTGTGTGCGCCGCAGCCGCAGTCCCATTCACGGCGCGGGTGATCGTCGCAACCTGAGGCGTCGCACCAGTACACGCAGTTACGGTCACCTGCTCGGAATCGATGAGCAGATCGTAAGGGACAGCCGATGTCTCCAACTTCGGCCCCGTCGTTGCAACCGACATTGATGTGACCGACGAGTTGATGCTTGCGGAGAGGGTCAACGCACTATCAGCCATGTACAGGTTCGTGTCATAGATACCGGTCTTCGGCAGTGCGGGGGCGAGATAGAGCTCGAACGTGTGCTCACTGATGGAGTGGTGTTCGGTGCCGCCTAGCAGCCAACCGTCCCACGTAGAGAATCCCAGCTGTGTTGTCGGGTTGCTGGAGATCTGGATACGGCAACCGGGGATCAACGCCAACAGGTCGGACGTCCGATCGGTGCCGGTGTTCATCCCGTCGATGGTCACGGACTGGACACGCAGGTTCGCGTTCTTGCCCCGGTTGAGTCGATCCTCACCCCACTCGAGCAGGTCAACGTAGCCGGTGTTGAGAACGCTCTCCGACGTCGAGGCCGACCCGACACGGGAGACGACAGTGGAGTCCTGGAGGACAACCGATCGGGTGGGTCCTTCGGTGGTGAGCAGCGACACAATGTTGGTGGAGTCGCGCACGAACGGGACCGAGCCCTGCAAATCCAGTTTCGTATCAAATGTGTAATCGACCGTGTTGCCACGGGTGCGTTCACGAACAATCACTGTCTGGGTAGCCGCGGTGAGTGTCCCGGTGGTTGCCGTGTACAGGTACCCCTGCTCCGTTTTGATGATGGTGTTCAGGACGTCGAGCGCGGATCCGGTGTCGCCGGCTGGGCTGACCAGCGCAGTCGAAAGCGACGACGGCAAGGTCCCCAACGTTACTTCGGCAGTGGTCGCGTCGACCGCGTTGAGCAGGTCTGCTTCCGTTGCGGTCGGACCTAGCAGATATTCGGGCACGGGTTGCGGGGTGTTGGCGAGGTGGCTGATGGTCAGCCCGCCCGTGGTTGAAAAGCTGACCGTGGACGGCCCCGGAATGAAAGTACCAATCGAGAAACCGGTGTTGATAGAACCCTGAGATACTCCGTTGACGAACAGCTCGATCTTCAAATCGTTCGTGAATGGCCGAGCGGTAACCTTCATTTGCAAATATTGCGGGACACCGGCCTGAGCAACAACCGTAGACGTCACCGTAAAGCTCGCGTCCACGGTGGCGAAATATGCTCCGGCGTTGATGCCAAACTGCACCGTCGACCCATCCAGCAATGTAATAGTAAAAGATCCTGTGGCCGAAGCGGTGCCGGGCGTGAACCATGCCCCCCAACAACCACCGCCTGCTCCGGGAGGGTATTTTTTCATGGTGAAGTTCGCCGTGCTGGTCGAGATGAAACCCACACCAGCAAACGTCGCCTGCGTCTCACCCAGGAACGAGATCGCCGTGGCCCCATATGTCGGCAGCAGGCTCCCAGCGATCGAACCATCAAACGACGGCTGCTGATTACCTGACTGCTCCGACGCATCCGTAGAACCCGCCGCATCATTGAACGGCCAATACAAATACGGCGACGCACCCAACACCATCGAACGCGACAGATTGTCCACCTGATTACGTGACAGGTTCCCAAGCATGTCATCACAAGTGATCCGCACCTGAGCCCACGCCGACTCATCCTGCGGAAACGTCGGCTCAATCCCACGAACCGTCCCCGCCGTCAAACGAGTACCCAACTGCCAACAAACAGCCATACCCTCAGTGACCGTCGTCGCCAAAGACGACGCCGTGTTACCGGGCGTGTAATCACCAGTCGAGTTGTCCACCACGAAACTGAACGTCCCTGGGCGGGTGTCCCGGAACTCGTCCTCACGGCCCCACGACCGGTCGATACCAGCCTCGAGATCAACATGGGTGGAGATGTCGACCATCGCGCCGGCAGTGCCAACGCCCATGGCAACTGACTGATCGATCCTAGGCAAAAGAAGCCTGAATCGTTCCGCGCTTCCGACCGTTCACAATCACCCTCTGCAACGTCTTAGCCAAAAAGTCCTCCGATCCAACAAAACCCGTCACCGACACATGAATCGTGTCCCCACCACGACCACCAATCCGCGACAACACCGAATCGGTCAACGGAATAACCGCCTCATCATGGCGACCCTCACCAATCGTCGCCCGCACACCACCCGGACGCGCAGTAACAACCGCACCCTCAGCCAGACGAACATTCGACTTACCTGAACCGCCACCACCGACAGTCCCGGTCGTGTCCAAAAGCTGCGAAAGGCTGACGTGCCCCAGCTGCGGCAAAGACACCTTCAGATGAGTCAGCCCAGAAAACGCATTGATGAACCCAGTGATCCCAGCGGATGCCGTGTTGATCGCATCGATGAAGAAGTTCAGCAACTTGACTTCGTTGTCGATGATCGAGTGAATGAACCCACCCAGCGGACCACCCAACTTCATAACCCCACGCAACCAAGCCTTCATCGCATCAAGGTTCCCGGAGAACACCGACTCCCATCCGGTGATCTGCCCACTCAGCGACTCCAGCGCCGGCACCAACCCATTCGTTATGGCATCGGCGAGCGGCGGAATCAGAGGAGTCAGAGCAACCAGAAGGGCCACAAGGGGCGGGAGGACGTCGGTAATCAGATTTGTGATCGCATCCATCACACCCGGCTGCATCAGCGCATCACCAATAGCAGAGAACGCTTGCGCGATCTGCGGCATGACCGGCCCGAGGACATCGGACAGATCCTTCAAAATGGCAAACGGCGGAATGTTCTGTGCGGCCTTATCAAAGAAGTCAGACAGGGGCTTCAGCGAACCGGCCTTACCCGAGTTCGCGAGCGCATCAATGAAATCGCCCAGACCCCTCGCCCCGGCATCGAGAAACTTCTTCACTTTCGGACCGATGGTGTCTGTCAGGGAACTGAACGCCGGAAGCACGTGGTCGTTCAGCAACGCCACCAGGTCACCGAGAGCCGGCGCGAACACCGCACCGACTTTCTCCTTCAAGTCCTGAAACGTGGCCTTCAGAATCTCGAGCTGGCCCGCGAACGTCTTCCCCTGCGACTCCGCAAACCCACCAATCTTCCCCTGCATCAGACCGAAGATCGTGGTGAAATCTTTCGCCTCGTTACCGGTCGCCTTGAAGTTAATACCGATCGTCTTCAACGCACGAGTGTTACCCAGCAGAGCGCGCCCGATAGCTGTAGCCGCAGTCGGAGCATCCTGCCCAGTCTTCAACGCATAATCAGCAACCAGCGGCGTGATCTTCTTGAGCTGCTCACCCGTCAAACCGAATGCAGCCAGATTCGCCTGGGCAGCAGCCAACTGATTATGGTCAACACCAGTCTTCGACTGGATCTCCTCATTCAGCTTCCGCAGCGCCGCCACATTCGTCGACACCAAATCCGGAAACCGAGCAAACGCATCCTCAAGCTTCGCCTGCGACTTATCCGCCTCAGCGAACGCCTCAACCGTCGCCTTACCGAACTCGTAAACCTTCTTCACCTCGAACGCAGCAGCAACACCCACCGCCAACGCCGAAAACACCTTTGTCAACCCGCGAGCCGACGCACCAATCCCCTTGAACGTCTGCCCCGTGTTGTGATCCCGCGCAAAAATGTCGAAGAACAGAGACTTGGTAGCCAACTAACTACCTCCACTCTTCTTCTGCGCGTTGTAATACGATTCGGCCTCAGCCGCGAAACGAACCCACCACTCGTAAGGGGTATCCCAAACGGTGAACACGGTGATCCCCGAGCCTGGGTACAAGTGAGTGATCAGCGGCAACCATGTCGCCACCGACACTTCGAGGTCTTCGTCCTCTACGCGCCCGCTTCGGCGGGTGCGTCTTTTGGGGAGGACGCCTCTTCGTCGGTCGGGTCGTCAGCGAACGTGAAACCGTCCAACGGGATACCGCAATCATCAAACGACACAGGTTCGCCGGCCTTACGTTTCGCCAACCACACCAACGCCTGCATGTGCAGCAGGAAGTTCATGTCAGAAGCCAAATCGGCCTGCTCCGAGTCCTGCAACCCCTCAAACAGTGCAGCGAACGTCTTCACCGTCACACCCGGAAACGCAACCCCACCATTGTCGTCAACATCCAACAGACCCTTCGTCAGAGCCTTCAAATTCCGAAGATCACCAATCCCAGCCCCCTGCACCGAAGAAACCAGATCATACGAATCGTCACCGACGACCAACTTCATGTGTGAGCTCCGATACTTCTTGCTGCTTCATCAATGGCGAAATAGATACGGTCCTGCATCTGCGGCTGCAACGGCAAAATCGCCGCACTGAAATACGGACGACCCTTCTGCTCCACCCACACCGAACGATTCCCATACAACGGATGCCGAAACACCGGCATGTTGTACGACTTCAAAACCCCGGCATGCTCAGGCGGCAAATGCGTATTACGAGTCGCAATGCGAACACCGGCCTGCGTCCTCGAGAACGAAACAACCGTTGAAGTTCCCTGCTTCAACTCGTCCCGCACATCACCCGGATAGTTGCCCGAGTCAGGGGATGGAAGATCCAACTTCGCATCCACCGCCGCAATCGCAGCCGCACCGATCTGCTTCATCCGGGCACGCAACGCCGACAACAGCTTCGGCTGAAACCGACGCAACTCCACCGACAACCGATTCAGCTCAGCAGCCCGGATCTCGAACTTGACAACCACCTAGATCGCCGTTTCGGCCGTCACAATCGACACAATCAGCGGCGACAGGGTGCCGTTATCGAGAACAGTGAAATCGATCGACTGGGTGATCACATCACCCGCGTTCGACTTCGGAATCTCACCCTCGAAACGCGCCAACGGAATATGGAACTGCAACGCCGGATAGTCCGACCCGGAGATCGCCGTCGAACCAAGCAGCGTGTACACGATCGCCGTGTCGGTCTGGTTGAGGAAGATGTCACGGAACGTGGTCGCATCCCACTCCGCCGTCATGCTCCCGGTGATGGTCCGCAAACCGACAGCCGGCTGACGCGACCGAGACCCTCCACCGCCCAGGTTGAAGCCGTTCGTGTCCAGGTTGTTGTCAAACTTCAACGAGAACTCACGCACGTTCGCGGCAGCAGTACCACCCGTCGCCAACGCAGTCGTCGTCGCAGCAGTCACAGAACCACCAACAGTCAACGACGCACCAGTGAACGACTGAACCGTCGTCGAAGCAATGTAGGAAGGTGACGCCAACGAGGTTGAGGTGTCATACCCCTTACCAGACCAGTTGAACTTGATCGTCGGCAGATCACCATTCGGCTGCGTGAACTCGAAACCAGAACACACCATCCCGTTGAACGTGTGCGGCGACAACGCACCACCACCTAACAGCGGTACACCCTTCTGGATCGTGTACGAGTTCAGGTAGTCGGTGGAGGTGATGGTGAAGTTCTGCTGATACGCCGACCCAGCAATGCTCGTCGACACACCCGCCGACGTCATCGCCGCCTCAATCAGCTTCCCGAGACCCTTAGTGAGCACGTCGAGGGTGAACGAACCGCCAACCTCCTGCTTCACCAGGGCGCGCCGGTCTGCACGCGGGGCGCGGTTACCGACCCGCAAACCAGCACCCTGCGAGAACGTAGGCGACCAGGCAAGATCCTCTTCGATGGGCTCCACAAAACTCGACACCGTACCCGGAGTCCCGTACCCGGACTCCTTCACATAGCCGAGCTGAACATCAGCCTGAATAGATGACGTCATTCCTTCGCCTCCTTCACAACAACCCAGTTCGACGGCTGCTCAGCGAGCGACGCCCCAAGATCGGCGGTGACCTCGAACACCTCACCCGCCGCAACAACCCGCCCAATCGCAGGAACTTCCAAATCCCCCAACGAGGAAACGTTCTTCAACTTCATGGCAACTCCTAATCAGTGATGCGGGCTCGAGCGGTGAAGGTGGCAAGCACCACAATGAGTCGCCCTTGGGCAAGGAAAGCGTTGTCGGTCACACCAGCCGACTCCGACGACGTGAGCATGCAGTCACGCACCACACCACCCAACGTCGAGTCACCGTTGTAGGCGGGTGCCCGCCGGCAGTAAGCATCGTCAACATCCAGCAATGCGTAGGCCCGGTCGGTGGCGGACTTGTCGTCATCGTCAACACCCGAAATGAATGCCGAATACTCAACATCAAGTTCGAGGATCACGTCGCGGGCGTGACGGATCCCCATCGGACCCCAGTCCGCCGTCACACGAACGTTCTTCACCGCGATCAGATCATCCACACCACGAGTCCCCGACCCCGGATGACCATACGAAACCCTGACCCCGTTGTCGGACGCATGATTTGTCACCGCAGCCGCAAAGAACGCATCCTTGAACGCCTTCGCAGCCAACGCCGACGACGTGTACTCACCAGTCGTCATGCGAAACCGACCATCGCCCGCTGCTCAGCCGCACACAACTCAATCACTCGTTTCGGCACCGCGAACCCCTGCGGCGTGAACGCCATCGACTCCACACCATCCCCATAGGCGGGACGCTGCGACTCGTTACCCTGCTGAACCCAAAACCGCACCAACTCACGGGTCGCGAGCTGCACATTCGCCGGCACCGTCGCATACCCCGCCAGGTAAGTGATGACAACGTTTCCGATACCGGGAGCGAACCAACCAGTCGGGTAATACCCACTCCCCCGGTACAGCAGATTCGTGGCCGTGTTGAACACATAATCGGTTCCCGCCACCAACGTGACACCGTTCTCAACCACGGTCGTGATCGACTGCACACGATCCGAAATCAGAATCGCCGCAGCATCCGTATCCGCCGCTGAACGAAAATAGCCCCGCCAATGATTCCGGCGCGCACCATCCCGATACACCGTCTTCGACGCCGACAAAGCCGAACCGATAATGTCCTCAATGACCGGAGTTGCCGCCTGCACATACGCCGTCAGATCCGCATCCCGTGCAGTGTTGTCCGGGCTCGACGTCGACCCGACATCCTTGTACTTCAAACCGGTCGCCGCATACTCGAGGGTGATCAGACCACCACTGATCGGTGTCGTCATCCGTAACCTCTTCCTCACGCAATTCGGGACGCAGAAAACTAGGGCGGGTCTCAACCCCGCGCGGAGGCCAAATCAGGCCAGGGATGCGTAAGCGTCGGCCCACAAATGCCACCCGTTCTGAATCGTCCACTGACGCGCATGCTCCTTCGCGGCAGCACCCATCTGCTCTCGCATATCCGCATCGTTCACAAGGTCACGCATCCGCGCTTCCCACTCATGGTCACGAGACACCAGAAACCCAGTCACCCCATCCACCACGAACGGACGGTACGGTTCCTCATCCGACGCGATCACCGGAATACCCAACGCCGCATACTCCAGCGCTTTGATCGCAGACTTCGAACGGTTGAACCGTGAAGGAATCAACGGAGCAATACCGATATCGAAATCAATGGTCCGGTAGTAGTCGAACAAATCCTTCGACCACGGCGACCACCTGCCGCGGATCCGGTTCTCCGTGATGTAGTCCTGACCGATCGCATGAAAGTCAACATCCGGGTTACGGTCCATGAAACGACGCACACGCGGGGCAACCATCTGCCAGTCCTTGCGGTGCGAATCACCACCAGCCCACCCAATCGTGAGCCGATCCCGACGCGGGCGAACCAGATCGAGCATCGCCCCATCAATATGGTTCGGCAACACAACCACGTTCGGATTGAACTTCCGCATCGCCTCAGCCAACGGCTCCGTCGATACCGTAACCATGTGCGCCGTCCGAACCACCTGTGCGAGCTCGTCCAACAGTTCCGGCGTGTACACCTTCACCGCACGCTCATTCGACGGATCCAAACACCACAGATCATCGTCGGTTTCCCACACCATCGGATGCGTCCGCCACAGCCGGAGCCAGTTCATCCGAAACCCCGGATACCCGATCCTCTGCCCGACGAAGATCACATCATCGGGGACGGGGGCGACCACGGATTCGTAATGGCAGTCGATTCCGTGTTTCTTCATCTCGTCGAACGGAAGACGAATGCGGTAGTACCCGCAGGCCGTCGAATCCTCGACCGAGAACACCTTCTTCAAATCACACTCCAAGTGTGTGAGGCTCCCCGTGTTGGGGAGCCCCACACACGGTCGGATTACGTAGCGGTCAGCTGGAGGAACTTCACCGCGTTCGGATCCAGAGCAACCGCACCAGTACGCACAATGGCGCGGTACGCGATCTGGTCGTTCGCGAAGCCGACCTCAGCCGAACGCTCGAACCGGATACCGCCAGCGATCCGCACCTTCAGAGAGTTGAAATCTCCGAAGTAGATGATCTTCGCAGTACCCACATCGGGTCCCTGCAACGCCGAATCCACATACACGGACTTGCCGAGAATGAGATCCGGGTTACCGTTCACCAGCGCGGTCTCCCACAGGTAACGTCCCAGCGGGTCCTTCGTCTTACGAACACCAGCCGCAGTCGGGTCCGACATCAGGAACGACGACGTCGAACGGTACTCAGGAAGCACCGAGTGGAACAGAGTAATGATGGCGTCCGAGAACACCGAACCCGTCGCACCCACCGTCGCCGACGCAGCAGTCGCACCCGACACCGTGTAACCAGCCGTGACCGCATTGTGGGCAATCAACGAAATCTGGTTACCCAGAGCACGACCAGCAGCACGAGCCAGATACCCGTCCAGGTCGAACGTGGCATCCTGCACCAGCTCGGTCGGAACGTAGGTGATGTACCCGTACTTGCTGACCGACAGGTCAACAACGGTCATCGCAGCATCCGCAGCAGTGATCGGCGCGTTCGCAGCAACCGAGTTGTTAGCGGAAGCGTGCGCCGTCACAACCGGCATCGGGAGTGCGTTGCCGTCAGCGGTGGAGATGATGTCCACACCGGCCTGAAGGATTTGCGACCCCTGCACGGCGTACTCCCACAGCTGCCCGTACACACCATCCTTACCAAGACCGGAGCCGGCACCGTAGGACATGGCACGGTTCTCACGGAAGGCGTTGATCGCACGACGTTCGGCACCCTGGACAGGGAGGAGGTCGTAACCGTCACCGACACGCGCGCTGCGCGCCCACTGGGCAAGACCACGCTCACCCGTATTCTCGACGGGACGCTCACCCTTGGGGACGAACGACTCTTCGATCTCACGGGCACGCTTCTCACCCTCAGCGATCGCGGAACGGCGACCGTCGATCGCTTCAACCTCAGCGATCATCGCATCGAACTTCGTCGCCTCGTCAACGGTCAGCTGACGCGACTCCTTCGATGCCGTCTGGGCCAGTTCGGTGGTCTGAGCCACCAAAGCCTCACGCCTCTGCGTGAGGGAATCCAGAAGACTGGACATAGATATCCCCTTTCATGGGATCTCGAAAACTGCATGAGTTCCCAGATGGGGTCGCCCGGTCTGGATTGCTGTACTGCTAACCGCTTCCTACAGGATGGGGTCACCCGGTCCCGCAGTCACGGTGGTCTTCTATTCCTTCAGCGCAAGCACCTTCGCCATCGCTTCCTGCGCCGTCATCGGAACCGGTGCGGGGGTGTCAGTGCGCTTGAAGAACCGCATCAGATCGCCAGTCTCAGCCAACGAACGAACCTCAGCCAACGGGGCATCGAACTTACGCGACAACGACTCGAGGGCACCGTCCAACGAACGCAACCCAACCGACGTGTCCTCATACGCGGGCGTGTTCACGGGGGCAACATCGTACAAACGCACCGACGTCAGAGTCCGCAGCGGGAAACCCTGATCGGTGGTCGTCCAGTCGTCACCATCCATGTCGACAGCGAACGCGAACGACGACTGCCGGACATCACCACGCTGCACGAGCTCAAAAATGTCGGAACGCGCTTTCGGAAGATCAACCTCGTAGGTCAGCCCAATCTCGTCGACACCCAAACGGAGAGTGCCACCACCGATGGTCCCGAGGACCATGTTGTCGTCATGGTTGTACCGAGCAATCACTCCCGTCCAACCATTACCGCGAGACTTGTTGAACGCGGACGGCGCAATCCTCTCCACAAAACCGCCAAGGTTCTGAGAGTGGCGCTCAAACTTCGCCGCATACCCACCAATGGTTCGCTTGTTCGAATCGGCCCGGATCTCCACCGGAACCGACGTGAAACGACGCTCTGCGTCAGTCATTGTGTATCTCCTTCTTAGGCCGGCCTATCAGTGTGCGCAATCGTCCCCAACTGCGGCACGTTGTAAACTTCCCCACCCGGAACCGGGCCGAGATCATCCAACGCACGCGCCTCATTCACATTGAGTCGACCGTCGAGCAACTTCGCCCCGACAACGTTGGTTTGTGTCTTGATGTCCGCCCGAATACGGGCGTTCATGTTCAGCTTCATCACCGTCTGTTGCGGCAGCCACTTATTGATCGCGTTCTCGAGCCGAACAACATACGGGGTCGCATTCTGGGCACGGTTCAACGCCCGCGACTCATCCGTCGTATAGGTCAATGAGTTCTCAACCGTCCCACCAATCTCGCGCGGGTCGATCCCATAAATCGCCGCAATCGAGTTAGCGGACAACTGCAACGTCTGAACAAACTGCGCCTGATTCGGGGGAATCGTCACCATCGACAAATCCCAATCAGCACCCGTCACAAACGGCTTACCCCGCGCAAACGACCGAGACGCCAACTCCTGCACCTTCGACGCGAACTCGTCATCAACCGACTTCGCCGTGTTCTTCAAAATCGACGGCGGAACACCACCACCACGCTTGATATCCGCATACTCCTGCGCCGACAACCCAGCACGCACCATCGACGCGAAATGCTCAATCGGCGACAGACCACGCTTACAGCCGGGCGGAACAATCCACGGAATGTGAGCCACCAGAGCATCCGGCAACGCCTGCCCGTTCACCCACCACGAAACACCGTTCTCCCCGCCAGACCAATGAGAAGCCCACTGAATCATCGTCGGCAACGACCACCCCGACAGTTGGGTAATCTTTCCAACCGCGTTACCCTGCGACGCGATCGAATAGATCGCCTGCCCGAACCAGTTCTCCAACCCGAACTCAGCATCCACATTACGGATCAGCTCAGGCGGACCAACCTTCGTCCGAGTGTCACCATCAACCCGGTAAAAGTCGGCCGGCAACGTCGACACATAATCCACCAGATGCCGAAACGCAGCAAACACCGGCGTCAAATATGTTGCCTCGTGCTCAGTCACAGTCCGAGCAGACGGCTCACCCGCCAACCACGACTCAACCGACCGAACCTCAGGCTTACGGAACAGGAGACTCATCTACGCCCTCCACGAACCGTCACAAACGACACAGCCAAAATCCCGGCACCAGCAACAGCCAAAGCCAACGGGGGCCAAATCAGGAAAACGAACCCAACCAGGCAAAGAATCCCGAGAACGTCGAGAACATCGGTGAACTTCACGAACGACCTCCCATAATCGAGTCGCGGATGTCATACCGATCAGCTCGCGTCGAATGCAGCACCCACCACCCCGCAGTAACGGAACGCAGCGCCGTAATATCAACCTCCGACCGCGACTGCGACCACAGGAAACCCTCATTAGACGAACGGAACCCAGCACCCGCAACCGCCACCGCCAACGGGAACGGAGCCGACTCCGGCATGTGCAGAATGCGACCGTTGATAAACCCATCAACCAGACCAGCCGCACCCGACCGCATATCCACGGTCCCCAACTTCACAACCCGGATCCCGGCCTCCTCGAGCATCGGAATCAGAGGACCGTTACCCTCACCGAACCCGTCAACAACAACCCAGTCCAAACCGAGCCGGTCGAGAATCTTCCGCGCCTCATCGACCACATACGTTCGAGCCCACACCTCATTGATGCCGAGCTCGTACCGGGCAACATCAACAACGTCCCTCTCGTCACCGTCGACAACACAAATGCCCGAGATAGTGATCGCCAACGACTGAGCCAGACCAGTCCGCACATCGACCGCGACAACAGGATCCGCGATGTCAACACCCTCAGGCGCTACCGTCCCCGACCACACCGTCGACGGAATCTTCGACTTCGACGCATCCGCGTCATCCCAAATCCCGTAACCCTCACGATAGAAACCCTCATCAGAACCGAGGAGCTTCTGCATACGCAAAATCGCAGTCTTCGACGTCCGGTGCGGAAAAGACGGATTCGCCTTCGCAACCTGATCCCAGTCAATGATCTTCGCCCCAGGATCCGCACTCAACTCGAGATACAGAGTGTCCGGGTCACCATCCAACGCATCCTTACGACGCGCAGCAAACACATCCCCGTTATCAGTCGGACGCGGAGGGGTGCCCATCATAATGACCAACCCATTAGGTGCCGCATTCGTCGCCGGCACCATATCGGCCATCGCCACTTCCTTGACCCGCTGACCCTCATCAAGAACCAGCACATCAACCATGTCGAAACCGAGCCCGAACCCCATGTCACGGGCACCAAACAGAATCCGCGACTCGTTCTTGAACAAGATCGCCTGCTCACCATTAGCGCGACGAACATCCTCGATATACGGGACAACCTTCGCCCGCTTCGCCATCGCCGACATCTTCGCAAACGTCTCATTCGACGTCCTCGTATGATGCGCCGTCCAAATCACCGTCAACCCCGGCACCAACGTGCAAAGAGCAAACACGATCCAACCGATCATGTACGTCTTGCCCACCTGACGCGGGATAGAAATAATCACACCACCCACACCAGCAGCGAAGATGCCATCCTCACGCTTCGCAAGAATCAGCCGACCGGCACCCTGCTGCCACAGGTCAAACGGAATACTGAACTGCTCCAACCGATCACGCACAGCCGGCCAACCAGTCGACACAATCCCCACCGGACGGTGAATATGCCGAGCAACCTCAGATAGCTTCCTCTGACCAACCTTCATCTGGGGCGATGACACCAGTGTCGGCCTCCTCGTCCTGCTGACGCTTCAACGCCTCAATCTCCTTCGAGATCTCCAACTGACGCCGAGTCAAAGAAGCCAAATCACGAGCCGGCGTCCCCTCGTTCTGAACAGCCAAAGCAACACGCCGATGCGTAGCCACCAACTCAGCCAAACGATCACCAGCCGCAACAGCCTCAATGATCGTCAACGGATGCTCCGGACCCTCACCCGGAAGCACAGCCCTCAGAGCTGCCATGCGTCACCGCCTCGGGGTAGGAAAATCGACGGGGAGAGAGAAATGCGAACGATCGCGGTCTTCCTCGCTTT